CGTGCTGTGTACCATCGTAACGACGAGCGTGCCGATATTAAAAGGCAGATTAATTTAAAATACAACTCCAATCTAATCGAAGAAAAACACTACCAAGCATATTAGTAAAAGAAAATTGTTAATTTTACGGAATAGTTAAATAAAATAAAAATGAAAAAATTAGAAGAACAAGAATTAGAACGTTTAAATAACGCAACCAAATCACTTCGTGAGGCACGCAACACAATTGCCGATATTGAAATCTCAGCTTATCGTTTAGAGACAAAGAAGAAAGCTGTTCTATTTAACGCAGAGCAGGCTGCTGAAGAATTAAATAACATCCAAGGTGAACTTCAAGCTAAATACGGCAACGTATTAATTGATATTACCACCGGGGAAATTAAAGAAGATAACCATGATAATTCGTAAATTATCTGTTGGCGTTGACTATAAGTCATCGATGAATTATATTACCGGTCAGTCAGTTCTGAACGGCAATTATGTTATTCACTTAATTAAGATAACGGATGCTGGCTCCTATCAGATTTTCATTGAACAAGATAAAGAAATTGTTCTGTGGAAAGAGATAGGTAGCACAGTTCCAGTATCAGTAGAGTACAACATAGAATTCTAATATAATGAAGTCTCCTTTTTATTTTGTCGTCAAATCAAGAGACGGCAAACGCTACGACAATGAGCGTAACGGAATTATCATTTCTACTTCTAAAGAGGACCACCTAGCGACAATGCGTGAGGCTGTTGTCATCTCTACTCCTATTGGCTATGATGGTCCGATAGAAGCAGGAGACATGGTGCTTGTTCATCACAACACTTTCCGTATTTACTACGACATGCGTGGTAGAGAGAAGTCATCTTGGAATTACTTCATGGATGACTTGTTTTTTATTGATGACCCATATGCATACAAAAAGATAGATGGCACATGGAAAGGAATCGGCAGGTATGTGTTTGTTTCTCCGGTTGAGAACGACTACACTGGCATCACTACTGTGGATGCAGAGAAGCCCCTTGTAGGCACGATTAAGTTTGCAAATGAAGAAGTACTTAGCCTCGGTATAAACGAGGGCGACACGGTCATATTTGAGCCTGAATCAGAGTACCCTTTTTATGTGGACGGAGAGAAAGTTTATCGAATGTATACCAAGAATATAACAATCAAATTAAATGAACAAGATAACGGACTTAAAGAAACGCATAATTGATTCTGGGTATAAAGCCGTTGAAGAATTAATTAAGGTTGCAGAAGAAAAGATTGTCACGCATGCTGAGGATGACCTTAGTGCTGACAAGTTAAAAGCGGCAGCACAAGCGAAAAAATTAGCCATACTTGATGCTTTCGAAATACTAAAACGTATTGAAGAAGAAAGTAATATTATTGAAGGTATAGTTAATAATCAAGTAAATACGAATAGAGGGTTTGCTGAATCTAGAGCTAAAAACAAATAATTATGGATGAAATTTGGAAACCAATAATTGGTTATGAAGGACTTTTCGAAGTTAGTAGTTTAGGTAGAGTTAAGAATTGCAGATTCAATAAATTTAAAAAACAAAGGATAAGGTCTGGTTATTATTCTGTAACATTATTTAAAGATAAAAAATTAAAGAGTTTATCAATTCATAGAATAATGGCAGAAGCTTTTCTTGAAAATAGAAAAGAATGTGTAAATCATATTGATGGCAATAAGCTAAATAATAATTTAAATAATTTAGAGTGGGTATCTTATAGAGAAAATGCTGTACATCGTGATTTAAAAAAAGATACCAAAACAGGCAAAGCTAATATTATATTGCATTCAAATAGTTTTCAAGTCAGAGTTAGACATGAAAAAAAATATGTACAATTGGGTTCATATAAAAAAATAGAAGATGCAGTATTAGCTCGTGATAATTTTTATAAATTAAATAATATCGTCAATAAGTATTTATGAGTTTACACAAACTTCTTGTTGATGTCATACCACAGAAAGTTCTTGATAAAAAGAACGCTAAGAATCAGTGGGAGTATGGATGGAACCCAGAGTATGATATGGTTGTCATATCTAAAGATGGAACCGTTGGTGATATCTATGACATACAAGGATTAAGAGTTGCTCTTCCGCAGACTCCTACTAAAGTTGACTACAAAGGCAACAAGTGGGAGGCTACTGAATTACCTAAAGAGCTATCTCGCATCAAGACAATCTTTGATTGGAACAGACGTGATAACTCGTTTAAGAATCAATGGGTTGACTTTATCGAGAAAGAGTTTGATCGACGTGAGCTTGGCTATTGGTTCGTCAACAATAAAGTAAAGACTTACATCACAGGTCACCATTACATGTATCTACAGTGGACCAAGACTGACGTAGGCCACCCTGACTTTCGTGAGTCAAACAGAATATTCTTTTTATTTTGGGAAGCATGCCGAGCAGATACAAGATGCTTTGGAATGTGTTACTTAAAGAACCGTCGTTCAGGATTCTCGTTCATGGCCTCCTCGGTATCTGTTGATATTGCAACCCTTGCAAAAGATGCACGTATTGGTATGGTCTCCAAGACTGGACCAGATGCTAAGAAAATGTTTACCGACAAGGTTGTTCCAATTGCAAACAACTATCCATTCTTCTTTCAGCCTGTGCGTGATGGTATGACCACGCCAAAGACCGAACTTGCATTCCGTGTACCTGCTTCTAAGATTACACGTAAGAACATGGACCAAGAGCAGGATGAAGAGATAGACGGACTAGATACATCGATTGACTGGCGCAACACAGCAGACAACTCGTACGATGGTGAGAAGCTTCGATTCTTAATTGAGGACGAGGCTGCCAAGTTAGAGAAGCCAATGAACATCGAGAACGGATGGCGTATTCGTAAGACTTGTCTTCGTCTAGGAGCAAGGATTATTGGCAAGTGTATGATGGGCTCAACATCCAATGCACTAGATAAAGGTGGAGAAAATTATAAAAGATTATATGAAGATTCAGATGTTAGGAAACGCAATAAGAACGGGCAGACTCTTTCGGGTCTGTATGCTTTATTTATACCGATGGAGTATAATTTTGAGGGATATATTGATGAGTACGGCCACGCTGTACTAGAGACTCCCGAGAAGCCAGTTCGTTCAACTGAAGGAGAATGGATTACCCAAGGTGTTATTGAGTATTGGAACAATGAGGTTGCCTCGCTAAAGTCAAACCCGGATGCGCTTAATGAATTCTACAGACAGTTCCCAAGAACAGAGTCTCACGCTTTCCGTGATGAGACCAAGTCATCTATCTACAACTTAACTAAAATATATCAGCAGATAGATTACAACGACGGTATGATAACTGATCGTGTACTAACGCAAGGATTCTTTCACTGGAAAAATGGTGAGAAGGACACAGAGGTTATTTGGACACCCGATAAGAATGGTCGGTTTATTGTGTCCTGGATTCCAGATATTGCAATGCGTAATAACTATATAACTAAAAATGGAATCAAATACCCTCTCAATGAACACGTTGGTGCTTTTGGATGTGACCCTTACGATATTTCGGGTGCTACATTTGGTGGTTCGAATGGTGCTCTTCATGGTCTCACTAAGTTTAATATGGCGAATGCTCCGTCAAATGCGTTCTTCTTAGAGTACGTTGCTCGTCCACAGACAGCAGAGATATTCTTTGAAGAGGTCCTAATGGCTTGCGTATTCTATGGCATGCCCATACTTGCAGAGAATAACAAAGCACGTCTACTCTATCACTTTAAGAATAGAGGGTATCGTGGGTTCTCAATGAATAGACCTGACAAGCATAAAGCAAAACTGTCCTTTACAGAGATTGAGATTGGTGGCATACCATCATCTAGCGAAGATATGAAGCAGGCACACGCTGCAGGTATCGGTACTTACATTGAGAAATATGTAGGGTATGATTTAGAAGGCACCTACCGAAACCCAGATGAGATAGGTAATATGCCATTCAATAGAACTCTTTCAGATTGGTCTAAATTTAACGTGAACGACAGAACAAAGTTTGATGCTTCGATTAGTTCAGGTTTAGCGATTATGGCAAACCAAAAGCATATTTATATGCCGGAGAAAAAAGAGTCAAAAATAAGCATTAAATTTGCAAGATACGATAACAGCGGTTCAGCGAGTAGACTGAAAATAATATGAACGACCCTTTAATAATGATTAATCCGACCAACTTTCCGACACAGTTGGCGACAGATGCGGAAAAGGCATCACAAGAATTCGGATTAAAAGTAGGACAAAGTATCATGTGGGAGTGGTTTGCCAAGACAGGTAACAACTGTCGCTACTATTCTCAATGGATTGATTTTCATCGCATTAGATTATATGCTCGTGGAGAACAACCTATAGCAAAATACAAAGAACAATTCCAAGTAGATGGGGATATGTCACATATCAACCTAGACTGGACTCCAGTTCCTATCATCCCTAAGTTTGTTGATATCGTTGTTAACGGGATGAATGACCGACTTTTTGAGGTTAAGGCATATGCACAAGATGCAATGTCTATCGAGAAAAAGAGCAAGCATCAAGAGATGATTGAATCTAATATGCTTGCTAAGGATGTTCTTATGCAAATCAAAAATGATTTTGGTGTAGATACATTTGATGTAAATCCAGATGAGTTGCCAGCTAACGAAGAAGAGTTAAGCTTATACATGCAACTTAAATATAAGCCTGCTATTGAGATTGCTGAAGAGCAGGCAATTAATACAATATTAGATTTAAACCATTACCCTGATACTCGTAAAAGATTTGACTATGATATTGCAACTATTGGTATCGGGATGGTCAAACATTCATTTGTACCTGGAACTGGCGTAAGAGTAGAATATGTGGACCCTGCAAATATGGTATATAGTTACACGGAGTCACCAACTTTTGACGACTGTTTCTATTTTGGCGAAGTTAAGCAAGTACCTATTACTGAACTTATTAAAATTAAACCTAACATTACTAATGAAGAGCTTGCGGAAATTCAGCAGCTTGGTACAGCTTGGTATAATTACTATGGCGTACTTCGCCCTTATCGTAGCGACTTGTTTAACAGAGATGTTGTTACTTTATTGTATTTCAATTATAAGACTGATAAAACGTATGTCTACAAAAAGAAATACACGGACAACGGAGGAACAAGAGTAATTGAGAAAGACGAAAGCTTCCAAGTTCCCGAAGGAATGGAGGAGCGTTTTGAGCGTATTGAAAAGCGTATCGATGTTTGGTACGAAGGTGTTATGGTTATGGGGTCAAGCTACCTATTGAAATGGGAACTTGCTAAGAATATGGTTCGCCCTAAGTCTGCATCTCAGTATGCGTTGCCTCAGTATATTGCTGTAGCACCACGTATGTATAAAGGCGTTATCGAGTCATTGACTCGTCGTATGATTCCTTTTGCTGACTTGATTCAATTAACTCACTTAAAGCTACAACAAGTATTACAGCGTGTTGTGCCGGATGGTGTGTACATTGATGCTGATGGTATCAACGAGGTTGACTTGGGTACAGGGGCAGCATATAACCCAGAGGATGCATTAAGATTGTATTTCCAAACGGGTAGTGTTATTGGACGTAGCACAACTGTCGATGGTGACTTTAACCATGGCAAAATACCTATCCAAGAACTTAATACAAATAGTGGACAAGGCAAGATTACTGCATTGATTAATGCGTATAATCAATACTTGTCAATGATTAGAGATGTAACAGGATTGAACGAAGCTCGTGATGCTTCTTCTCCAAACCCTGATGCATTAGTTGGTGTACAAAAACTTGCTGCGTTAAACTCTAACACAGCTACCCGTCATATTTTAGAGGGTAGTTTATTTATTACTCGTCGTTTATCTGAGGCGTTGTCATGTCGTGTTGCTGACATCTTAGAGTATTCTGATTTCAAAGAGCAGTTTACAATGCAAATTGGAAAGCATGCAGTTGGAATTTTAGATGAAATCAAAGACCTGTACATGTACGACTTTGGTGTATTTATTGAAGTATCTCCAGATGAAGATCAGAAAGCACAACTTGAAGCTAATATTCAGATGGCGTTACAACGTGATCAGATTAGTTTAGAAGATGCAATTGACATTCGTCAAATGAAGAATCTTAAACTTGCTAATGAGTTGCTTAAGTTCAAGCGTAAGCAGAAGCAGAAGCAAGACATGGAGCAGGAGCAACAAAAGATTCAGATGCAAACTCAAGGCAATATCCAATCATCTCAAGCAGCAGCACAAGCAGCATTACAAAAAGTTCAAGCTGAGGCTGGTGCTAAAGCTCAACTTGCTCAAGCACAAATGCAGTTTGATATTCAACGCATGCAAGCAGAGGCTCAGATTAAAGAGCAATTGATGAGTGTGGAGTTTAACTATAACATGCAGCTTAAAGGCATGGAAGTTGAGCAGATTAAGAATCTTGATATGGATAAAGAGAAGGCTAAGGATAATAGAACAAAATTACAAGCTACACAGCAATCAAAGTTAATTGAGCAACGTCAGAAAGACTTACCTGCCATGAACTTTGAGTCTGATGAAGATTCGTTGGATGGGTTTGATTTAGAGCAGTTCAATCCAAGATAAATTTATTTATTACTTTTGTGCAAATTAAATTAAATAATAATGGAAAATTTTCAAGTAAAACTGGTAGACTTTGAAGAAAAGTCTGTCCAAGAAGTAGAGCAAACTCTACTTAAAGTACACGAAGAAAAAACAGGTATACCTCAAATTGAGGAGCAAGAAACCTTAAAAGTAGAAATCCCTGCTGAACCCGACACAGCAAATGATTTCAATGGAGAAGAGCAATCGACTCCGCCTACGCCATCATTTGATGACGAAGACGTTCTTTCATATATTAGAAGCAAGTATAATAAAGAAGTCAATTCTATTGACGACTTGTTTAAACCAGTTGAGGCACCTCAGGAATTATTGCCTGAAGATGTATCAGCTTTTTTAAAGTTCAAGAAAGAAACAGGTCGTGGGCTAGAAGACTTCTATCGTGTTAACCAAGATTTTTCAAATGAGAAGCCGGAGCGTTTATTAGCTACGTATTTAAAAGAATTAAATCCTGAGTTAGACGACGAAGATATCCAATATGAAATGGCTGATAGATTTGGCTATGATGAGGAGATGGATGACGAGCGTGATATCAAGAAGAAAAAACTTGCATTTAAAAAAGAGCTAACTAAGGCATCGAAGTATTTTGATGAACAGAAGGAGAAGTATAGAACGCCACTCGAGTCGATTGGCACATCGTCTATCTCTCAAGAAGATCAGCAAGCTTTGGAGTCTTATAAGCAATATGTAAACCAGTCTTCTGCTCAACAGCAGGAGCAGGCTAAGAAATCTGAATACTTTGTTCAGAAGACTAATGAATTGTTCAGCAATGAATTTGAAGGTTTCAAGTTCGGTATTGGTGATAAGGATTTGTCTTGGAAACCTAGTAATCCGGAAGACTTAAAAAATAAGCAACTTGACTTATCTAAATTCTTTAACAACTTTGTTGATGATAACGGATATATTAAAGATGCTAAGTCGTACCACAAGACAATAGCGGTTGCAATGAACCCTGACTCTTTTGCGAAGTTCTTTTACGAACAAGGCAAATCTGATGCAATAGATGAATCTGCAAAGCAGAGCAAAAATATTGACATGGGTAG